TGCGGCTGCGGGTTCGGGTTCGCGACATCAGAATATCGAGGCAGACCTGTGAACGGGGACTGATCGAACTGTGCCGCCTGAAACAGTGAGGCCATTACTACTGGCTCCCATCAAGTCCGGGGTTCATATACATCACACCGCTGGGCTGGATGAGAGAAGTCATGTTGCGAATGTAGGTCGCACGCGCTGTCGGCTCATCTGTCTGCGCATCGTAAACGTACTGTTGCCCCAGCATGTTCGTGAGTTGTTGGAATGCTGCATCACGCGGCATAGGGGGACGCGGAGCGCCAATTTGCTCAAGCTCCATAGCCTGCCGCAGTGTGCTCAAAGGTATCGACGACATCGTATCCACGAAATGCTTTTTCGCCGGGGACCAATCAGCTTCGCCGGACACAGCAGCCGGACCCTTCTGCTTCGATCCGGCCTGCGGGCCTGTCGTCGCAGAAGATGCAGCCGCAGGCTGAGCGGGCTTATCAGCGAAGTCCTGCGGAGTAGTTCCCGACCCGGCGACACCATACGCAGTCGCGGCACCGAGAGCCGGTAGCGCGAGGCCCTTGGCAGCAGGTATCACAGATGAGAGTTTCGGTAGGATACTCGGCAGTGCACGCGCACCTTTTACGAGCGCCGCACCGCCGAGACCCGCCCCTACAAGACCCGCTCCAGTCTCAGCCAGAGAGCCGACAGTGCCGGTCGCCTGTCGAGCCGCCGCAAGTTCGTCGGCACCCTGTGCCAAATAGTTCTTGAGCGGCACATAGTCGCCGCCCACTAGTCCGAGAGCCCGCCCGCTGTTCTGAACGCCCCAGCCGAGCGTCTGCTTCAGGTCTTCGCCGCGTCCGAATGCCAGACCATTGCCGACGACAGTACCGAGATCAGCAACTCCCTTGAGTGCTTGAGCCCAAAGTGGTGCGGCCATATCCTACCTCGCCCATGTGAAACCTGCCTGCCCAAATCCCCACCCGGACGGAGCGAATAGCTTACGCATAGCCGTTCGCTGCGCCCGCTTCAACAGGGCATTGAAACGGGCCTCAAAGTCCGCCGCCGCAGCGCGGTTCCCGGCGTCCTGATCCTGAATGCGCAGAGCCAGATATGCGGCCCAATCCAACATCTCGAAGTGATAGTCTTCACCGACTTCTGGTGAGACCTTGAGCATCTTCGCGCTCAGCCGTTCGATCGGCTTGCGGATCACGCGAAGGTAAATGATCTTTCCGTCCTCATTCGCAGTCGGCGTCGGGAAGACGCGCAGTGTCGCAGTACCAGCACTGTCGTTGTCATCGTTCACAACTTCTGTGTCTGTCGAGTACGCGACCGGCCTACCGGGCGTGAGGGTGTAAACCTGATTGATGTCGAAGACGTTCGGGTCCGGCATTCTGAAGCCGCCCACGAACCAGTGCCCTACACGTACTAGATCGGGCGTGTCCGTGTCGTAGCGAGCCGAGATCACCGCAATCACTGCTTCATGCAGCGTGTATTGCGCCTGCCCGGCCACCAGCGTCACTTGCGTGACTGCCGGTGTCGAGCCGTCGCGAATAACGAAAGCCTCACGCGCGAGTTTGCGCTGGGCTTCGTCGATGTAGCTGACGAGGGTGTCATCTGACCAGAGCGTATCATCCGCCGAACCATCTATCCGATCTGAGCGATCGTGCAGCAGGTTCACGCGGAGTTCGTTCAAGCAATCCCGAAGCAGCATGACACCCTCGTAGTAGTTTAGGCCGCAGCCTGCGTGGGAGACACCACGCGGTACGGATACCGCATGCGCTCGCGCCAGCCGGTCACGGACTTGCTGTCGTCATCCACGATCGGGGTGGACTGCACGGCGTTGTTGAGCACATGGATCACTTCCATGGGCAGATCAACTTCTACGCCGGGCTTGATGAGAAAGCCGTTGCCGTTGACGCCGACGAACAGACCGATCGGCGGGATTTCATCGACTTCTTCGAGGATGACGCGGAGCGTCTTGCGCTTCGTCTCCTTGACCGTGTTGGCCATCACCTCGCGAGGCGTAGCCCGGCGCGGCGGCTCATCCTGCGGGATGTTCGTGAAGTCGTCTTCAATAAGCAGGTCGTTTTCTTCGCTTGCCATTAGTCATCTTCCCCTGTCGCTTGGGCCACAGCAGCATCGAAGGCTGAACTGAAGCCATCTTTCGGAAGTGCTTTGTCGAGATTTTCCTTCAAGAAGGACAGCACTTCGTCAACCGTCTTGAAGGCATATTCCACAGTCGGGTCGCGATACGGTGTGTACCCGTTCTTGTCCCGCGTGTTGTTGGCTTTCACGATCTTCGGGTCGCTCAGCGACACCTCATAACCGTTCTGCATCCGCTCGATGCACACACGAAAATCTGGCATGGACTGAACTACTGCTCCCGAATACATGATGACCCCTGTAGTAGTCAGGGGAGGCCGCAGCCTCCCCCCTAATCGGGCCAGTCCTAGTTAGACACGGGCCAGAACCACCAGAGCCTTGCCGGACGCGGCCAGAGCCGCCGACAACTGGATGGAGCCCTTCGCGATGCCGTTCGTGTCGTTGCCGATCACGATGGCCGACGAAGTGTCCGTGGTCTGCGTTCCCGCAGTCACGGTCTTGATCGTATTGGCATCGACCTGATCGTAGATTTTCTCCCAGCGCAGGGCATCGGTCTCGTTATAGACCATGACATGAGCCGGAATAAATCCGAGACCGATCGTGACGATCGCACCGGCCCCGGTAACGGTTCCGGTGTAGGTATTGTGAACACCACCTGCACGCATGTGCGTAATCTCCGTAGAAGTTGAAGGGTTGCAGCTAGGGCACTAGTGTGCCCCAGCCGTAGAGAGCGTTACGCGGTCGCCGCGACTTCAGCGCGAGCCATGAAGGCTTCCTGAAGGATCACGGTGGCAGTCCAGAGCTTCCAGCCCACGGTGCCACGCTGGCCGAGCGGATCGCCAGCGGCAGGCTTCGGGTTCACCACCATGGGGGTCATCGAAGACCGGCCCTTGAGCGGCACGATGCCGAAGGCGTCACGTCCGAAGTAGAGGATCGGATAGACATCGGCATCGGTGCCAGTGGTGGACCGCATGCTGCCCTTCGTGCCACCAGCATCGGCCCACGGCGCGATGACGGTGGACGACAGGTAGCGGACCTGCTCGATCGAGCCGATCTCGCCTTCCATGGGCGAGGTGTGCGGGCCGTAGTCAGACACCGGCTTGAAGCCGGTGATCCCACGGAGATCGCTTTCCACGTCCGGGTGGCAGACGGCCATGTACGCGGCTTCGACCGACTTCGTGTTGTAGTCCGGGGTGGACGCGACAACAGTGGTGATCTTCTTCGCATTCTGGCGGTTGAGGCCGGTCGTCACCTGACGCTGCAAGGTGAGAGTGACCGGAGTGTTCACAGAAGTTCGCGCACTTCCGTTCGCGTAGAAGACGTTGACGCCCGCCTTGAGGACGTTGAAGCGCAGCGTCTCGACCGTCAGCGCAGCCTGCTCACCGAGGATGTCGGTGGCCTGCTGAAGGATCGGGTCAGTGTGGGTGTCCATGACCACATCGGTGATGGTCATGAAGTCGCCGTACTGGCTCAGCGTCACGGTGTAGTCCGCGTTGCTGAGCTTCGACCCTGCCGGGGTCACACCTTCGACAAGCGGCGTGGTCGCGACCGGGATCGAGAACGATCCAGTGCCGGAGCCAGCCGAGCCAGAAGCGCCGGTCATGTAGTAACGCCGGAACTTGGCCGTCTGGGTGCTGTTGAGCGGCAGCGGATAGGTCTGACCGAAACGCTCAAGCTGCAAGAGCGGCTGAGCGCGGGTCAGCATGCGGACTACTGAGTAGGCCGCGACTGCCGGGGAGATGTCACCATAGACAACGGGGTTCATTCTTTAAGCTCCATGTTGGTTCAAAGTCCTGCTTTGGCGAACTGGTCAAAAGCTCCGTTGAAGTCGGCGCTGTCGATGCCAGCGGATACCGCCGAGCGTTTAGAACTGACTGGAGCCAACGCAGCAGCCGCTTGTTTGGTGCTCGCGGGCAGATCAGTTGCCTTCTTGGGGGCTGGCGCAGTGGTTCGCTGTTGCTGCTGCTGTTGCTGCTGCTGTTGCGTTCCGATGTCACCAGTCTCCTTACGATACCGCGCCACGAGATCAGCCACGTCTTGCGGTGTGCCGTTCGTAATAACACTGTTGTAGGCATCTCGCAAGTATGAGGGTTGGGCCTTCGCCCAAGCCGTCACCTTCGTCGCGAGATCGTCGTTGTACTCAGGGATCGTCTCCTTGAGTTCGCCGTACTGCGACTTCGCAGCCAGTGCTTCAACCATCTCCTGCAACGGCTTCAGGACCGTCGCAAATTCATTGAAGATGTACTTCGTCAGAATGTTGTATTCGCCGCGCCGACGAAGACCTTCAGCAGCCGCCACATCAGGCCAATCCTTGATGTAGGCGTCGAGCGTCTTCTGCTCCTCTGCGGAGTAGAGAGCTTCCTCGCGCTGCTGTTGCTCCTGCTTCGTCTCTTTGCCGTCACGAACTAGTGCGGCGAGGCGCGTCAGGACATCCTGCTGCTCCTGCTCTGAGGGGCCGGTCGCTCCAGTCGCCCCGGCTGCGCCGGTTGCGCCTGATGCGCCCGTCGCCCCGCTTGCACCTGTCGCGCCTTCAGCAGCCGTCGCGCCAGTGGCACCGGTCGCACCAGACGCACCAGTAGCGCCTTCAGCCGTCGCACCAGTGGCACCTTCAGCAGCCGTCGCACCAGTCGCGCCAGTTGCACCAGTAGCCCCGGTTGCGCCGCTCGCTGCCGCTTCCTTCTTCGGTGCAGGCGCAGCGTCTTTCGCGAACTGATCGAAGGCGTTCGAGAAGATCGCATCGAAGTCATCCGCAGCCGGGGCGGTTGCTCCAGTTGCGCCTTCCGCTCCAGCAGTCGCCGCAGCAGCCTGTTCCTCAGTCTGAGCAGCAGTGTTTTCTACAGCCATTGTCTAACCCCTATCCTTTGTTCGATGAACGTGTGAAGCCGTCGATGAGTTTCTTCAGAGTGATCGCTTCACCTCGAACACCCGGAAGATCACCTTCAGTACAAGTCACGAGGCGGTCCTTCGCCGCCTCGTACATGAACCGGAGATACTGCACTACATCCGGCAGATCACTGGAGGGTCTTGCCTTGATCGCTTCCAGTAGTTCCGCCGCCTTGTCCCGCGCCTTGGGTAGCATCGTCTAACCCCTTCTCCAACAGTACCAGAGCACTGTCCACTGTAGTTGCATCCGCCGTGGCCGAGTTCTTCTGGCCCTGCGTGATGTTCTTGAACGCCTGCGACAAAAGTTGCCGAACTTGTGCTTCGACCATCTGCTGCTGCTGTTGCTGCGTCTGCGCCTGAGCCTGATCGCGCTGCTGGCGACGCATGTCGCTTTCGCTCTCAGACACAAGCATGTCGTCGAGATCGCGCACCTCGAAGCGGGCTCGCGCCAGCTTGCGGGGGTCGATCTCCATCTTCTCCTCATCCGTGAGGGATGCGGCAAGCTGGTCGATCTGCATGCCGCGAATTTCCTTGGCTACCAGAGAAGTAGCTCCGCGAGCGATCACGTTGTAGTCGCCCGCAGGGGCGACATGGGGGTTGAACTTCGTGTTGAACTGCACCACCGAGTAGATCACGGACTGCGTGAAGGCATCGAAGCTCCGCACGATATCCTTGAACGGCAGCGCCGCGTCGGAACGCATCATCGCCGCGCCGGTCGGTGAACGCATCGGCTCTGACGACTTCATGCCACGATCCATGTCACCACCAGTCTGCGGGCCGACGAACGTCTCGCTGTCCGCGAACTTCTGGAACTGTTCGATCATCTGTGACAGTTCCGGCAGATGGCTGTCGATCGTGATCGGGCGCACAGCCGGGAACTGCGCTTCCTGCCCGCTGCCTTCACGATACCAAATCTTGTACGCCTCGATCTGCGAGATGTCCTGATCCGGCACCATGAGATCGCGGTTGATCTCAAGGTTCGGACCGCAGACCACGCTGGCGTTGTCCAGCATCATGCGGGTCGCGGCGCACAGCGACATCTGGCTGTCGCGCATGATCTGCGGCAAGCCGTTGCCGACAGGGCTGGTGTCGTCATCGTCGAACACGAACGGATGGATCGTGCAGACTTCCATGTCGAGCTTGCGCCACGCATTGATGTCGCACTTGATGACCTTGCCGTCGAGCAGCCAGACTTCTGCTTCGAGATCATCGGTGAGCTTGTCATCCGGCACATCGGCCCCGGCTGCTTGCAAGTACTCGCCTGAGATCGGGCCGTTCCAGATCAGCACTTCGTACTTGCCGCCGACATCCGAGCGCGCCTGATCCGAGACATTCGTCCGCACACCCATGTTGCGCAGTTCGGTCTCGAAGTTGCGGGCCTTGTAGTTGCCGGTGCCGTTGTTCTTCACATAGGACTTGATGACATCCGGGAAGAAGTCGTTGCGGCGAGCAAGGGCAATAAGCTGCGCCCGGCTGAACACCAGACGGATGAAGTAACCGTCCATGTTCTTGAGCGTCTTGGCGCTCATGTCCGGGTAGAAGTCCCAGACCGACAGGAACTCGTACTGCGGCTTGAAAGTGTCGGTCGTCGTCGGCGCGGGCGTCGTGTTATCGCTGGCGAGACCCCACGATGTGGATTTCGACGCCTTCACGAACGGGCCGCG